CAGATGATGCATTTATATTATATACATATTTTGTATCAGGTAAATCTCCTCCACCACCTGTCATTATTTTATTATAATGAACACCTTCTTCAAGTTTTCCACCTGTTTTAAGTCTTATACGTGCTTCAACAGATTGTAAATATTGGTCAATTACTTTTGGATTATTAGTAATTCCTTTCCATCTTCCACCACCCCAATCAGCTAAATCTTGCCTAGCTTTAGCACCATCTTTAGAAAATATCCAAGCAGTTAATTCATCAGAACCATAACCAAATTCTGCTACTTTCCTAGATATTACATCATTTCTTAATTGTAATAATTCCATTCTTACGCCTTCAACATAATCTTTAATATTTGCTTCATCTTTTTTACGCATAATATAATTCATGCCTTTAATTCTTTTTTGTTCTCTACCTTGCATTCCAGCTAAATTAAATGTTTTTTGTGTAGCTTCTAAATATTCATAACTATGCATAAGTCTTATAGCGTCAACATTTTCATCTGACCATTTCATATAAGCTTCTTCTTTAGTTAATCCTTTATCTAACCATTTTTTTAATTTTCCAGATTTAAATACTTCATCTATACTTGCAGCTTTCAATCCTTGGCTTCTAGCTGCTTTACCAGATGAAACCCATTGAATATAATGTATAGGATGGTTAAAGAATCCATCAAGGCCTGCAGCAACTACACGCATTTGTTCTTCCAAAAATACCCTTGTAAAGAAAGCACCTCTTAAAAGTACAAATGGTTTAAATAATTTTCTTGTGTAAAAATCAGCAAGCATTGTAAAAGCATCTTCGTTTAATTTACTTGTTCCTATATATCCATTTGAATATGGATTAGGTGCATCTACATCATCCCAAAAATGATAATTATATTTTATCCATCTACCAACATTTTTACTATTTTCCCATGCAGCTTGTAATCCAGAATTTGCACTTTCTAATTCATTCCAAGCATTACCATATGCACGTCTAATTAATCTGTAATCTATAAATGGTTGTATGTTATCTGCAAATTCAGCAAACAAATGAGCTGAACCTATATCAATACCGTATGTTTCACCTTTATAATCTTGCCAAATCATTCTTTCAGTTTTGGTATATTTATTTCCTATATGAGGCATAGATATAGCTTCATCTCCATAACCAGCTACAAAATATGCAGTAGCTTGTTCCATTGTAGTATTATACATTTTTGCAAAAGCTCTCATAACTGGTTGCCATTGTCCACCTAATACTCTTACTCTATTTACATCTCTTACGTTTTGGTCAAACATAAATTTAGAAACTTGTCGTTTTTTTCTAAAATCTATTTTCCAAAATTCTTTTGTTATTTTTGCCATTTCATCTATTGAATAACCAACTGTTTGTAAATGTGAAACTAATTGGTCATAAGCTGCATTTTTATTTAAACCTTTAATTCCAAAATCTGGTACTGCGCTCATTAAACTTCTAAAGTATGGGTCTGAGTTATTATAAAAAGCAGATGAAAAACCTAAATATCTTTCAAATTCTGGACCTGACTTAACATCAGTAATACCTATTTTGTTTAATGCTTCTTGTAATCTTTCTTTTATAAGTTTTGTTTCTGTTTGTATTGATTGAGGACCTATAACAAGTTCATCTGTAGATTTAGGCCTTACTAATTTTATTTGTGGCTTTGCAAATCCTTGCCCTTTAGTAAATGTTCTAATAGCACCTATAGCTTTAATAGGAGCGCCAGGTAATGCTTTTAATCCAGCAAGTCCTGCTCCTAATGTTCTTGTAGTTACTCTAGCTGGTATTCTTAATGCACTTCCTAAATATCCACCAATACTTCTAAATGCAGCATCTTCTTTACCTAATACAGAATAAGTTTTTTTAGCAACTCTTTGCATTACTGTTGGGTCTGGTAAATTACCTAATTTTTTAGCTTTGTATGCATTTTCAATTAATATTTTATTTGTTAAAAATGAAGCACCTTTAGGTAACATTTTGTTAGGTAAATAATCTCTTGGTACTTTACCTCCTACATAAACACCTTCATCTATTAATTTACCAAATGTATCTCTAACACCATCAACACCTTTCTTTTGTGCAACACGAATTAATTTTTGTCTTGTACTTGGTTGTAAATTTTTATAAACAGGATTTGTATCCATTAATGTTCTTGCTGTATCTGCATTTTTTGCAACTTCATCAACTAAAGGTCTATAAACTTTTTCAATCATAAAAGGCCTATTAAGCATTTCATCTTTAGTTTCTCTAAATATTTTAGGCATTACATTATTAGCTAAATATTTTTTCTTAACAGTTCTTTCAACTTGACTAGCTTTTCTTTTGTTTCTATAACCTTTCCATATTCCTACATGGTCAAGAACATCTTCAGCAGTATCACCAGGTTTAGTACCGTCTATCTTTGGTCCTATATCATCAAGTATTTGTTTTGAATCATCTAGTGGTGAGTTATTTGAAACTTTACCTGCTCTATTAATATCAATTATTTTTGTTGATTCATCTAATAAAGGATTAATTTGTCTTAATCCTCTAAATGCTTTTCCTATTTGTGTAAACCCTTTGGCACCAAAATATTCTTCAATAGCCATTGCACCAAAGTCTATGCTTCCAGATAAAAAGTTATATGCACCTGAACCTGGTTTAGTAAATAAAGAAGCTTGATACCTTCCAGGAGAAAATAATATTCTTTGTTGGTCTTCATTGTCATATACAGATTTTTGTTGAAATGCCCAACCACCTTTTCCATATTTTGTATTTGAAGTAAATGAAGCAGTTAAACCAGAAGATTTTCTACCTGCAAAAAAATGTATTCTTGTAGGATTATCTAAACTTGTATAATGTTGTTCACCATTTTCATCATAAGCTTTTAATGGTCTACCTACTTTGCTATAAAATAAATCTTTAGCTTGTTTTTCTGAATAACCATATTCAGTAATTAATTCTTGATATCTTGGGTCATTTTCTGGTTTTAATGTCTCCATACGCATCCAGTGGTCCCTATTAAAGTTAATAGGTCTACCTGCGTACATTTCTTTCCACATAGCTCTAAATACTGTTTCACCACCCATATCGTGAGCTTCTTTAAACATACCTACAAGTTTTTTCAATGCACCTCTTGCATCTACTTTTTCACCAATACCATCAACTTGAGTAAAACTAACATCAATAGCTAATGCATCTTGTGCTTCTTGTTTTGTAGCTCCTTGTCTAATTTTTCTATCATAAAGAATTAAATCTCTTAAATATGCTTGAGACCTACCTACAGGCATTCCTCCCCATAACATAGGAGCCATACCTAAAAGACCACCAGTCCATTTACCTCTTAAACCAAAATTTTGCCAAAAAGCATCATAAGCTTGTGCAGCCCAAACACCATATTGTATATCTCCTGGTTTAGCTCCACCTGGTGATAATCCCATAGTCCAAAAATCAATTGGTTTAATATGCATAGTATTTTCAAAATCACCACCATTTTTATAATGGTCTTCAGTTAATTTATCCCATAACTCTGATTGTTCTTGAACATTAGATAAAGAAACTTCTTCTACAATATCTTGTACAGCTTCGTTTTGTGCTGCATTAGGTACAGTAAAAGCAATTTCTTTAGCTAACGTTTTAGGTAATGCTGGATAAGCAGTTGTAGTATCAATTAAGTTATCTGCTATAGCTTCTCCTTCAGGAGTTTTAAATATTTGTTGCCAGACTTTATATTGTTTATTTAATGATTCTATTGCAAATAATGCATCCCTTTCCATAAAAGGGTCTTGAAAAAGGAAACCCATTAAACGCTCCTAGTATTTATTAACTCCGCTATAACTGGGTGTGGGTTAACAGAATACAAAGCTGCAAGAATAATATCGGTTTCATCTTCTAATTGGTCAACAGGTCCAGTTCCTGGTCCGAAAGCAGCTCCTTGACTAATAGGTTCTTGTGGTCTTTCTGTTGGAGCAAAAACATTAGGTCTTGCTGGTTGGTCCATTGGAAATGGAGCATTAGCTCCTCCTGAATCTCCTAATGGAGCAGCAGCTTGTTGTGCAAGTAATTGTGTTTGTTGTCCATATGGCATATCAGGTATTCTAACTTCTGGTTGTTTCCCATCAGTTCTCTGACTTAATGCACCTGGACCACTAACAGCAGCTGGTTGTGATGGCTTTCTGTATCCACCTCTACCTCTTTTTTTAGCCATAGTAATCATCCTTTATCATTATTATTATTCCTGGAGCAGGATTGATAATTGTAAATGCTTGGTTTCTAAAAGGGTCAAACAAGTTAACTTCTTCTTCATCCATTTCATCAACAATACCAAAATTGCTTTCGATTATATTCCAAAAATTAAGTTCTGTATCTTCCATATCCATTACATACCACCGCCTAAAGCTTGAGCTACGCTTGGTGGGCCTGCTTGTTCTTGCATCATTTGTTGTTCTATTACTGCTTGCTCTGCAGGTGGTAATTGTGGTTCTTGTGGTGTGTAAAACATCTTAAGTATATCTGTCATTTCACCTGGATATTCATAAATAGCTATAACAGCCATAGTTGCAGCCATATCACCTTGAGCTGACCTAGCTAATACAGATTCAAATAAAACATTTTCAGCTTTATTTTTTCTAATACGTTCTTGTACTTTAGCTATATTATCAAGACCATCAATATTATCTTGTAACGTTTCTGTGTCTATAACACCAGCTTGTAACAATTGCAAACCAGTAACAATTTTTTGTGGTTCATCAAATCCGGCCATAACACCATAAACACGTCTTGTTCTATATTCACCTGCAATATCTGATAATGGTGCATAATTTTCAGAGAAACTTGTACCTGCGTAAAAACCTGTTATAGGTTTCTTTTGTAATTCTGGGAATTGAGCAGCTAATAAAGTATCCATCTCTAATCTTTTAGCATCCATTTGTTGCAAACCGTGTTTAACTATTTCTCTATATTCATTAATCATTAATGACATAGTGCTATTTAATTCTGATAAACCTGCTCCTGTAACAAATGAATTAGGTGATTGGCTATCGTCAGTAACTGGATAACCACCTACCATACGCAATTGTCTTTCTAATCTATCTACTTGTTGAAATAATTGATAAGGTATATTGTTTTGTGGTTTAGAAACTTGTGTACCTGGTGCTAAATAGTTAACAGCAAATCTACCTTTTCTGTATTGGCCTGATTCTAATTCACCAGATATGTTTGTTTCTGTAAATACTGAGTCTTCCATAGCTATAGCTGACATAATATTTATTTTTGCCATCATAGCCATAAGGCCTATTACGTGGTCGTATTGTCCTTTGAGTTCATCAAAAGCTAATCGTTTCATAAATATAAATGGAGTACCAGACAAGAAGTTTGGAATAAAATCTAAAATCATATTTTTTTCTGGGAATACTACATAAGTACCACCTACGTCATAGTATTCAATAATTCTTACGCCTTGGCCTGTATTATCTTCCCAATTAGATTGCCTATCAGTTTCATATTGTTGTCCTACACCACCAGGTCCATATGATGCTTCATTAGTTTCTGATTCATCAGGATTTAAAATTTCTTTTGCAAATTCAGGATACAATTGTGCAAGTTTATATCTAGGTACTCTTCTTAGTACTGCAAGTTCTCGTGGTTGTTGGTCAGGGCCAAAGTTCCCTGGGAAAGTATCGTACGGGTCACGGAGTTCTGCCGTAGGATATATATAACCATTTTTATCTGTGCGTGTCGTTATTATCCAGGCGCAGTATCCGTAACCTGGCAACCATCTAGCTGCCTGTCCTAATTGTAGCGAAAGATTTTGTTTCTCGTCATAACTTGTAACAATTCTTTCTAACTTTTCTGCTCTGAATTTAGCTCTGTCAGATGTATTATGATTTAATATATCTACACGAACTTGTGGTATACCTGAAATCTTTTGTGCAAGTCGGTCAATACCTGACTGCAACATGTTTGGAGCTGGTAATAAATCAGCATCTGATGATTCCATTTTTTCACCAAGCAATGCTTTCATACCTTCAACTCCACCATTCAAAATTGCTTTAATTCTAGCTTTTTGAACTTGTCTTTCTTTTGACGGTTTGCCATTAACTAATTGAGTAGCATTATCAACTATCTCTCTATAATTCTTAATATCTAAATTTTCTATCCCCATGGTGCCTCATTATACTCTGTATATCCAAAATCTGTGTAACTAGCCTCATAATCTAGTCCCATGCCTGCGAGTTGTTCCTTATTCATTCTTCGGAAGACTTTCATAGGAAACCACCCTGCCATAACTATATCAGTTTTTTCTTTGTTTCGCTGAGAAACTGGCTTTCCATCAAAATAAAGTAACTGTTGTCTATAGGCATTAACTTTAGCTTGTGATTCAGAATCTCCAACAGGTAAGTGTATTTTTTGGTTTTCAAATAATCCAGCCATTGAACCAACACCGTACATAGGGTCATGCTTATTATTTCCAGTTACATGTCCTTGCATTGTTATACCACCTCTTAAAACAAATTCTTTTATTTTATCATCTTGTCTAATAGCTGTTTGAAATCCATTTTCTTCAATAATCCAATGTTGTAAATCATATTTGTGTAACCAATCAGACATAATCTGTAAAGCATGCTTCACTCCCCCACCTTGTCTATTCTCTATATCAATTAAGAAAAGTTCACCTCTAGGTGCATTAATACCCCATAATACAGCTGCTTGATAACCAGAAGAAGCAGGGTCAAGTCCAGCAACTAAATATAAGTTGCCTGGTACCTGCCCAATAACTAAGTCAGGCCTCATACATTGGTCAATCATATTCATTGTGAATATCTGTGTACCTTCAACAAAGGCCTGATTGTAATAAACCATCTCAAATATTTTTCTACCACCTGTAGTTTCTGCTGCTTGCATTCTTGTATTAAGCCATTTAAAAGTTCTTTTGCCTGGCCATAACATACATTCAACATGTTCTTCTACTTCATGGTCTGGTATTTGGCAATCAAGATTATGTGCTGTTTCAACTATTTGGTCAAATGAATCATTAGCTAAAAGATGATGATATAAATCATCTGAGTGTTGTCTTGAACCTATTACAACTACAGCAGTATGTTCCTCTTTTCTTGAAGATAAAGTTGTTGTCCACCATTGCCTAGTATTTTCTCTTGCACCAGGTTGCATTGTTGTTTGG